GAAGAGTCTGAAGTGTTTTTTTCAGACTCGTTTATTTTTTGTAAACCTTCTACAAGAGGCTGTACTAAGTTATCCACATATATATTTAAGCTCTAGTTAAAAAGTCACCATCAATTGATAAAGGTGTACCATCTTCAAAAGTATATGATAATTGTTCATGATCACGGTACATAGTAATAAAATTAGTGACCATGTTATTAATAGCTAGCGGTAAACTCTCAAGTATCTTTCTTTTATCTGATGTAGTAATACTCTCAAAATCAACTGTTATGGAATTAACAGATACAGATTTTATAAACTTTATAACTTCATACGAAAGCATAGAGCTAATAGTTTCAGATACTAATCTATCCTCTAGTTTACCTTTACTAAAATCCTTGTAACAATCTTCTGATACTTCTATATCACGACTAATATTTGGCACTGCTAACTGAATAATAATATCTTTATAAGAGATTTCATCTATATAATTAAATATCTCTTTACTTCTGACTAAATTATTTAAATTATATGTTTGTTCTTTTATGGTAATATGTTCACCGACATTAGCCATTCTTAATTTTAACAAAATCCACTCAGTATCATATACTGTAAACTCAATAGATTCTAAACTGTTATCGATAATAATTCTATTAAAAATAGTCGATAATTTAATACTACCTAACACTCCGTCAATACCACATTTTAGAATTTCGTGATGCTGTTTAACTGATAGAGGTTTAAATTTAACTAATCTATTAACTGATGGTACAAAAACATCTACAACAGAATCATCTTCTACTACCTGTAGTTCTTTTAAAATACTAGAAATTTCACTCATATGCTATTATAGTTAACGTTGTTGATTTTTCAACTCCTTATTTTCTTTTTCGACCGATTTGTTATGTATGTTAAGAATAATTCTTGTCTCTACTGGAGATAGACTTCTGTAGAATTCTGAGTCTGCGCTTATCTTTGTAACATAACCGTACATTGTATCAAAGTAGTCAATCAAGTTGTGAGAGTAAAGAGAGCACACAAATAACATAGTTCTATTAGACAGTATATCTATACTATACTGTTGTATATCAAATTCTTCTTTACTATCAATTAGTATTATATCTCCGATATCTCTTCTAATGCTATCTATATAATTATTTATTTTATTAGCGATCCGAGATGGTAAGAGGTTTAAGATGTTATCTCTTTCATTTACAGAGAGTTTGCTAAAATCTATAAACGTATCTTTTATCTGTATGGTTCGAATTACACTATTAAAGATATTATAGCTTTCATCAAAATAAATAACTGTAGGTAATCCAAGGTTAATTTTTATATCTTTATCCTTTATTACATAGCTATAATTTTGAGTGTACTTTTCTAATTTTTCTAATATTAGATCTATACTAAATTCAAGAGACTTATTTTCCTTATTAGTAAATATAATATTTTCACTAATAAATACCATTCTATAGTATATAAGAAGATATAATCTATCTATTATATCTAAGTCATATGGTATGTTAAGTAATTCTATAAAGAAACGATTTAGACCATCCAGGTCTCTATTCTCACTATACTTAATGAGAGTAAGATACAGCTTGTTAGACAATTCTGTAACTCTTATGGAACGACCGCTCGGTAGCTTAACTAGTATAGAAAACTGTAACATAATTAGTCAGACAACCAATCGTCTGGTGTAACCACACTATAGTGCGAAAAGGCAAATGATACAGTTTTCTTCCAATCACTTTCTGTTAGCTCACCATAACTTATTGAGTCTCCCTCTACATTATAAGGTACAGCATTGTAAAATTCAATGCGTTTACGAGGTTCTAATTTACTAGGAAACGGACTATAACTTATATTTGGATTATAGTACGATCTTTTGTCTCGAGTGAACAGATCAACTGTTATATTACACTTTATATCCTCCTGACTATCTCCATCTTCTATTAAACCTCTATGTGAACACGCTATAATCCAAGGCTTAATAAAATTATCAACTATATCGACATTAGTCTCAAGAAAGGTTATATCAAGCTTGTTACCACTACCGTATTCACCTCTTTCATTACCAACATAACCTTTAATAAATCCTCCCATTTCTTCTACCCCTTGAGTAGATATCTTAAATGATTCATTTGGAAAAGCTATAGTTTGCGCTACAAGTAATCCAAAACTTCCTGATGGGTCAGATTGATCTGATAATTGATTTGAGTTAATTTTCCAAAACCTTGACTCTCGTCTTTCATATTTCGAAAGCACTCTGCTAATGTTGTTTCCAAGCTCTGTTGTGCTACTACCTGAGCGAGTAGAAAAATTTACCGTCCAAAGAAACTTTAACGGTAAATCGCTTATCCAAGCTTGATGCAGTGCTAATCTAGAACGTATAGGTGATGTAGCCACTTATATATTTAAGACTAATCTAGAGATTGACGTAAAAGTGATAAGATATTGTAACCCCTATATCGACAGTCTGACCTGTGCCAGCAGACATGGTATAATCAATATTGTTAATAGCTCTTAAAGAAGCACCTATTAATTTATAGTTAGAAATAATTTCCAAATTCTTATCAAGTTGAGCTAGAGTAATGTAAGAGCTTTCGTCTGGAGTACCATAAGCTCCGGTAGAACTTTGATCATTAAATAAATTACGGGAAGCAACTTCAAAGTAATTTCTTAATGAGCTGTCTGCATCAAGGAAGAAATTAAGTGTATACCCCTCAGAACCTGGATATGTAGCGTTACCAGGAACATTTAAAGGAAGTCCCATATATGGTACTGATACGTTTGTAATTGTTCTACCTGGTAAGGAGGCAGCTTTAGCATAAATTAACTGCTCTTCGTTCATAGCAGGTAAACCATCTAGCTTTAGATCTGTTACACGGAATAGAAAGTCACGAGAGAAGTCTCGTGAAGCGGCAACTCTATAAAAATTTTGAATGTTTTGATTTACAGGCATATTATTATTTATATCTTTACAGAGGATTATTACAAAAAAAATAGCAGCATTAATGCTGCTATTTTTTACTTTATATAATTAGCTCTTATCCACCGGCTAGCTCTTCGAAGTTAGCATCGGTTCTTGTTGCGTAGAAGTTAACTCTAATGAATTCTGCAGTTCTAACTGGCTTTAGATATATATCCACTATTAACTCATTATTATCGATTACTTCTGGAGTATTATTTCTCTCGTCGCATACAATCAAGTAATCGTATAACCCATCAGCAGCCTTTACTCTCTCGAAGAAAGGTGATAAGGTATTAATAACTCGTGCACGAGTAAACAAGGTATTGTTTTCAAATATAAAGAACCTCATTACTGATTTTGTAGCTTTCTCTAAGTATAGGAAAGTTCTACGTACGTTAATACGGTCGAACGCACTTGGTTTTTTAAGTAGTGTCTTTTGACCGAATACTACAATGCCTTGATCAGCAAAAGTAGCAATTGGATTAATATTAATTTGATATAAGCTATCACGTTGATGTTGGTTAGGAGTAATAGCTACGTCAACAACATTTGTTAATATACCCCTATTAAAACCAGCAGGTGCACCCCATGGTCCAATTTCAAAATCAGTTGCAACTATTTTAGCAGCTACAAATCCAGATGGTGGAATAAAGTTATAAACACCACTTGAATCATCTAATACCTTTAGGTAATTTGCATACGTTGCAGCGTAAGATGTGTTGGTTAATTCAAATTGATGTCTAAGAGCCCAATATACGTCTTTAGTAAATATCCTAGTTTTGTCTGATAATATTTTTGATTCCTTACCAGTAACTAGGATTTGTCTTAATGGATCTGCTAGGAATAGTATATCACCACGACCTCCATCTTTTGGTGGTCCAGCGAAGTTAGCAAATTTATTAAACACAGTCGTATAATTGTCTCGTGAATCATTTGATGATAGATCGCCTGATGTTCTTAGATTGTCTATAGATGAGACGTGAGCTGTATCGTTAAAATAAGTTACGCTAAGGGCTTTAGTTGTGTTGTAAATAGTTCCGAGACCACCTTCGACAAGTATATCAACATCATAAATTTCTGAGTTACGAATACCTTCTAAAGCTCTTTCAATCTTGCCTGGTACCTCACCAATAACTTTAAGACTATTTCCACTATCTGTATAAGAACCAAGCGGGAATAGAGCGTCTGCCGATCCTAACTTATTGATAAAGGAATTAATCTGTACCTTATTGGCTCCAACTACATCTGTTCCATCACTAGTAGCTATGCTTTTGAGTTGATCAGTTAGTACTCTTATCTTTCTCTTTGGAGATCCGTCTGCATTAAGAGGTACAACTGAATTAGCATTAGATATATACGGATTAACTAAAATCTCAATATTACGAGAACCACTTTCAATATTCTCTAGGAAGAAGTTAGCAGCAGGCCCGTCTTGATTAGGTTTTGTACGGTCATGTCCAATAGAACCATTGTACCCTTCCTCACGAATATATGTTAAAGCATTATTGTCTTGACTGTTAGAGAATACTGATTGACGTAATTTAAATACACCAACAGTTAAGGTATCATTATAGTATCCAGAACTAATATCGTAAGGTACAATACCTTCTTCCATTACCTGTGACACACTATTTTGAACAAATCCAGGTTCTGCAGAGAGAGCAAAGTCTAATCTGGTAGTAGGTATCTTGGTATAATTAGTTTTTGTTATACCGGCGTTTCCTGCTGAGATAGACGTTGTATAGACATCTAGTATAGAATTATAAGCACTTGCTGGATTTATTGCCGTGTTGTCAGCTATACCGATGTAGTAGCCGTGACCTTGATTATTAATAGTAGACTGTCCTTTATTAATAACAACTACGGCGGCCGCTCCAATATATTGTGCTGGGGTAGTTGCACCGTCGAACGCGCTTATTGTATTTTGCCATGTCACATAACTACCAGCAAGCAATCCACTATATTGTGTTTGAGTTAAAGTAAATTGACGTGGAGCACCTAAGAAATAAGTTAACTCGCTTGATAATGTATCAGAGTCAGTAAAGCTTATAGTGCCTCCTGATAAAGTAATATATTCTGCAGCGGATGCACCGGCAACTTTTTTTGAAACCTGAGCTGGATAAGCTAATACTGATACATAAGACCCAAATCCGTCACCTGTTGATGCACCGTATGGCAATCGATTAACTAGGACTCTAGCCTGTGAACTAGCACAAGCTTTTACTGTATGATAGAAGTATCTTTCGGCAGGAGTTTTAGGTAAACCGTAAATTTGCTCAAACTCATTAATACTTGAGACCTGAACAACTTCATCGACTGGACCTTGATCACTAAATCCTGTTGCGTATATTGTAGTACCTGCAGGTGTCGGTAGTCTAAGAGATAAGTCTATCTCATTGATCTCCACACCTGGTGATTGTATCATTCGTTTTGACATACAAATATTTATGTTTTTGCAGTCAGGTTTTCGTTTTTATGTACTTAAAAGTTCAGTGTGCAGCTGAGAGTATACAAAGGTAAAAGATGACTGTATCTCTAGCCCGTCACGATAGTTATATGTTATACTACCTACACCAGTTGGAAAAGCTTTTGTATAAGTAAATTTAATCCTATTATTCTCATATTCATCTAGTCCATAAATAGAAATATTAGTTTGATAATCAAGAAATACATCGTCACTTATGAGATTAGTTTTGTCAAATGTACCAGTTTTCTCATCGTGTAATAAATTTAACCACTTGTATATAACCCAGTAGTTATTATATTCGTTATCTATCGTAAAATTTACAGTTACTGGTGGGTATGGATTTTTAGAGTGAGTTGAATTATAGAGTGTACTACCAGTGTATCTTATCTCTAGAGCAGGTACAACTATTTCTGGAACAATTGTACCGTAGATAGATAATTGCATTGAATCTTCTTTAATAGTAAAATTTGATCTTTCTTGTTTTCTATTTATCTTACGTAAAGCTGCAGGTATAGAAAATACCATACGAAATTTATCTGCACGAGATTTGTTAAGTGTTGACTGTTGTAAAAAGTTAGACGACATATTTATATTTAGAATTAACCTAGCTGAACCCATCCAGCCGATAGAAGATCATCTAAGTCACTAGTATCTTCTGTATCTTCCATACCAAATACTACAGCTCCAAGACCAGCGGTACTACTACCTGCAATTTCAGTATCAAGATATATAGAGGTTGGGTCTTCAAACATCTTTAATCCAAAGTCCATAGGTTCAATAGCGGATGGTTTACCATATGTATCGAGTTCTAATATATCAAAAAATCTCTCAGTTATTTCTTTCTCGAGTATAAACAAGGCATATATCAAGGACATTACTCTATCATCATGAGTAGTACCTCTTGCTTTCCATACACCATTAGGATGTCGAACAAAGTCTTTCAGTTCTTTGAGAGTATCTATATCTCTAAATTCTACGCTTCTTACTTCATTAACAAAATATCTCATATTCATAACACCTTTGTATTTGGTATTTGTATGAGCTATCATACCCATCTGAACTTTATCTCTATTAGCAACTTTAGCACCGTACGAAACAACCTTCTCATAACCTATATCAAACACTAATCTATCTACAACCTGAGCACCACAATTATTACGTTCAATTAATGCTAAAGGATTACCCCAGTTTCTTAAAATAGAATGTAATTTATTAGTAAATTCAAGAGGAGCTATTATTCTATTATGATAGACAGCTACTTGCTTTATAGCCTTCAAATCAGTTATATCAAGTATCTGTATAACACTAGCATCTATACCTACCCCTTCTGATATATCAACCCCAACTACATATAACTTATTAGGGTCTGGTTCTTCCCATATCTTGTAGTGTCCTTCA